AACAGCGACAACGACGCCTGCAATTACATCCTGTAATTCAATCTGTTGAGTAGTGCCATTCAATGTGATGGCGTGGATTGCCGCTATCCCATCAAAAAGCGAAAACACACCGTATCTTGTAGGTGGAGATGCACCTGCACCTGCTAACACATCTGTGACTTTTATCCACATCGTTATTGTGAAATCAATAGGTGGGACACTACCGCTTGTTATGGCTGAATCAAGGGAATAATACTCATTCCCGCTTGTTTGTGAAACCCATTCAAGTGCATAAGGGTCTTGTCGCCCTCCCCATTTATACCAATTAGGGACTTGACGGCACGCTCTTAGCAAAGCCGAGGTGTGATGATTTCTTGGCACGAACCGTTGTTGGCCGAGATGGCTAAAAACCTCATCGGTAGTCTTTCAAAACGAGCCGCCCTGTGCTACGAACATTCGTGTGCCTCTGTTCGACCTCCTCCGCAGGTAACGGCTCACCTTCAATTCGTCGGTAGGAGCGGTTGCCATCCTCCCATCCACATGGCTCTGTGGCCTCTTGAGCGGTTATTCCTCGCTTCTTGTCAGCCTTACGCTCTGTGTGTCCGAGGCATTTAGCGTAGTCGTATTCGTAGTCCTTGTCTTTGTGAGGAGAATATATTGGATTGCGATAGTAACAGGGTGCTCCACAGACAGGACATGGCATAGAATCACTCCTTAGTGTAGTCAGCGTGCTCTTTTGGCAAGTGTTTGGTTCTCGTAGCCATAATGCCATCGAGACGCTTGATGATGTTCTCACAGGCCGTATCGAACCGCTTAGTGGAGTGTTTGTCGTTACACATCATGTCCTTCAAATCCGATAAGTCGATTTCAGAGACGATGTGATTGAGAATCTCATACTCTGCGTGTTGCACACTCTTTGCTCTCATAGATGTTCACCTCTCATACGGGCAGGTAGCACGAGCGTGAAATTGCATTTGTCACAGCAATATCCGCCTTGTGAGAGGAAATGTCCTCGTCCTTGAAAGACCTCATTACAAAACTTACATTCATAGACAGCATTCGCCATAGTTACTTCACCTTTCGTATCGTTATCTCTAATCCCTTTTCGCTTATGCTTACAAACACTTTATGGTCGTCGGGACAGGCGGCTAATGCTCCATCAATGGCTTGTCGCCATTCGGGTGGTAATTCATCACTCATAAACAGGCTACGGTAGCCCACCTATATTATCTTATTGGCTATCTTTACGCTTTGGCCCGCTCAAATGGTCTTTGCTTTTGAGAGCCTCGTCTCTTGCGGCATCCTGTTCAATTTTGTTACGACGACGGTTCTTATGACGCTGTGCTTTTGATAGGTTGGGTCTTGGTGTTGTATTCAAATCTTCACCTGTCATCTCCTTCAAGCGTTGCTCATGATACCCCTTCTTACGATGACAGTTTGCACACACCACACGACACTTTTGCACCTCCTCCATTATTCTCTCCCATCCATACCCACTTGATACAAGGTGTGATACAGAGACTACCTTTTCATCGGGGTTGATGTGGTCAAAGTCGAGACTCCAAGCATTATCCTTGCCGCTATGTCCGCACTCCTCACAGGAGAGAGTCTCCTTGTATTTACGAAACCGTTGCTTGATTTTACGACGCCTGTTTTTGACTTGCTGACGCCTGTGGTCGCCATTCTCGGCATACCAACCTTCGTGATACTTCTTTTGGTAAGTTTTGCGTCTCACAGGGTCTTTGAAGGGAATTGACTACCCCTCCAAATCACAGAAATGTCCCGTGCTTGCCTTGATATTCACCGCTCTTTTTCATTTGATGAATAATCTCATTCAATTGGAATCCGTGTTTATCGACAAGACCTGCGTAGTATGCAATCTCGGCCTCTGTCGCATCACGGTCGAGTAATACCTCGTGTGCGTGCTTGACATAGTCAGCCGCACTACCGCCCCATCCAACATGGTCAGCCAATTCCTTGGCCTTCGTAGCCTTCTTGGTTTCTTTTGGTGCAGGTGGTTCCTCAACAGGTGGTTCCTCAACCACGGGTGTTTCTTCAACAGGTTCCTCTGCCGCTTTGGTCTTTTTCTTGCTACCCTTCTTGGTTGCCATGATGTTCAAGTCCCATTCATGGTTCTTAACAGGTTCGCTTGTTACATCACTCATTCCATCGGAGTTCAAGTGATAAATCCATGCGGTAGCCCAAGCAATCACCGTCACTCCTGTCAAACGAGCATTGCTTATCGACACTATTGATTGCTTTAGCCTCGTCAGAGCGTGCTATGCGAATCCACCTGTATTCTGTGTCCCCATTGACCCCATTTGTTGTAAGACTTCGGTCATTCAGAACCTTGGTTATCGCCCTGTATAGCGTCCACACGCCCGTGCGTGTTGGATGAAACAAAGTCAGTAGGAAAAATTGTGACACGACTCGACCTATTGAATCAGTGCCATCGTCCAAGTGTGCGGTAGCGACTTCTCCATATTCTTGCGTTATTGCCAATTGATAGGTCTTTTGCTTTTTTGACTCAAGCCATCCTGTATTCACGACAACCGTGTAACTACCGATGGCAGGGGTATTATCCTCAATAAGTCCCTTAATCAAAGTGTGAGGGTCAGTATTCGGGGCTTGTCCTCCACTTACTGACAGAATCAAGCACCCCCGTTGCCAAAGACGGACACGGCCGAAAGTGCATTTCGCTTAACACGGTCAAGCATTTCTTTGTATTCCGATTCAGTCGATGCAAGCAACGGTCTCCACATTTCTTTGACTCTCTCTCCACAGTTCTCGTCATTGAGAGCGGCACGAGCCGCCTGCCTCACCACGAGGAGGATAGTAGCCATCTTGGCTTCGATAGGTGGTGCTGTGCTACCTGCCGTGTATGATACTTTGAATAATTGCTTGGCATCGAGTCCTATACGATTGTGAAATCGGATGATGCCCGATGTGGCATCGTCAAGCCACCACTTATGCACCCCATCCCTGTTCCGCCCTTCGACAAGAGTAGTCAATGAGCCGTCTGACTTGGTTTCTTCAACAGAGGCGACAGAGACAACGGGGCGATTGCTAAGAACGAGATGTTGAAGTCTTGTTGTTGAGTCGAAGTATTCAACATGGCTCTCTGTCCCTGCTAACTGTCGGCCTGCGTAGGCATCAACCATACGAGACGCATTGGTAATCATTGTAGCGATTTCAGAATCGGTAGGCCCAATCCCGTCGCTAAAATTGATACCTGCATAGGTTTCGACTTCGGCAAGGGTGCAGTAGTCAATCGCAGTCATGGCATCATCTCCTGTTTAGCCGCTCGGTCAAAGAGCGACTATGGAGTGAAGCCTTCAACCGAGAATGTCAGCCTCAAATGGTTGCGACACCGAGTAACAGACAGATTGCGTCGGGATAGCGGACATTGAAGGCAATGTCTTGCTTTGGAATCAAGACGAATCGGTCTTTGGTAGGCTCATCGTGGAATCCGATGCTGAACCTGCGCTCTGCAACCGTTGGGTTTCCAATCATAGGAGAACGGATGTGGGTCAGAATGGCAAGAGTATGTGCTCCGTTGTGAGCCGCAGGCACTACACCTGCGGATTGGTTGAGGTTGGTTGGGATGACACCTGTTCCAAAGACACGCACACCATAGATTCGGCCGATTTCACCGCTTAGGATAGAGGCACCTGCACCGTATTTATCGACGGTTTGTAATTCAGTCAAGCCCATCAATTGAACCTCAAGGTTTCGTGGGACGATGAATGCAAGGTCGTCACGGTTGTCAGCATAGACACCCAAGTTTGCGATTGCAGTTCGTAGGTGGCTAAGAGCGAATGTCCCATTGACTGCGACTGTTGTGCCTGTGGCCAACTTTCGCATTCCGTCGAATAGTAGTAGGTAATCGTTTTGTGATGCACTTACACCGTTTGGGTTGGTTGCCGCATGATAAGCACCGTTGATGTTGTCAGCGTAAGCGTTGGTGGAAGTGGTGTCACCGTTGATTAGTAGGGACTGCTCGTTGAATGCAAGGCGAGAAGCAATGTCGTCACGGAGGACAGCCATCAATCCTTCAACACCGTATGCTACAAGGTAGTTACCGATTGGGATGTTGGCAATCATTGTCTTGAGTTCAAGAGTGACCTCGGAAGTAGCGTGACGAGATTCGCCTGCCGCAGTTCCCGACTCCGTTGCTGACAGTGTTTGACCGTGGAAATCAACAGAACCGCTCAATTTTGGAACATTGAGTTTTCTTCGGTTCATTGGCATTGCAGGGAAAAGAGAACGCATGAAGTTTCTCTCATATACAAGTCCGATAATTTCTTCGGCAGTCTCGGTAGGTAGCATTGTAGCACCTGTTCCTGAAGCCGCACCAGCAAGTGCGTCTTTGACTCTCTGTGTCAGTTCGGTAAAGTCGATTTCTTGGCTCATGTTTGGTATCTCCTGTCTTTGTGGGTATTAACCATATCGGTCAAAATACCCCGTGCTTACTCTAAGCGACGACCTCCCAATCGGCCTTCAAGCCATGCTCCCAAGTGGGCCATGCCTTTGCTTACCTTTGGTTGTGGGTCGTGGCTCGTGCTGTCCTTGGTTAGGACATCAGTCGGCACGGGGGATAGGGACTTTGGTGTTGCACTTGCGACTTCAACACCTTGCTCTGCTAATCTTTCAGCGACTTTTGCATCGACAGCCGCATCAAACTCTGCTTGCTTTGCGTTTGCTTCAATCGTTTCATTCAGAGAAGCGATTTCAGCGTCTCTTTCAGCGAGTAGTGCTTTGAGTGATTCTGATTCATCAAGTCGAGCGATAAGTTCAGCGACTTTGCTCTCGACTCCTGTAAGACCGACTACGACTTCGCTTAGGACAGCGACTTCGCTGACTTCTTCGTCTTTTGTCTCAACAGGTTCATCATTGGATTCTTCCTCGGTTGCCTCGGCAACCTCCTCGACGACTTCTTCGTCATCAAGTGCTTCTTCGACGACCTCGTCTTCAACCGCTTCTTCCTCGGTTGCTTCTTCTTCGACTTCCTCGGTTGCTTCTTCAACCTCATCAGTTTCTTCATGGTCGTGGTCATCTTTGATAACAAAAGTTTCTTCCTCAACAGGAGCGGATAGTTCAATGGTCTCATCGACCTCATCAATGGTTTCCTCTGCGATTTGTGCGTCGGTCATGACATCGTGGTTCTCATCATGGGTCTTAACGGTATCGCCCCCGATAGGTTCCTGTATGCGACTTTCTAATTCTGCCAATTTGGCTTCCAAGCCTGCGATTGTGTCAAGTAAATCCATGACTTCTTCCTCATCGAGAGTCTTAGAGTCAGAATATCCTCCGCCTCCACCTCCGCTACCGCCTCCACCTCCGCTTGTAGCGGCTGTGTAGTCAGCGTGTGTTGAACATGGCATGTATATAGTTCGACCATCTTCGGTCATTGAATGTGTGCCTGTGCATCCCAATTGGCCTGCACGCCTTCGTGCTTCGGCCTCTGTGGTATATTTGTCAGTCCCGACTCTTGCTTTCGTCCCACATTGACAATCCCCTTTACAGTTACAACCACCACATGAGCAGTCTCCCTTTTGAAAGTCCATTTCAACACCGTCAGACGGTGGAGCAGGTTGATTAGGTGTGTCTGATGACTTCTCAAACTCGATAACATACGAACCGTCACGCTCCTCAACAGCAATGATTTGCTTGTGTCCGTCATATTCGACGAGAGACTTACTGATGTTGAATAGAGCGTTAGGGGAGGCAGGTATATCGACTACACTTGTCTCAATCCATTCAATCTTGACAAACTTGAGATATGCTTCGTCTCCACGACCTTCTTTGATAGCGGCCTTAGCAATGAACCCTATCGAGAATGCTTTGAGCATACCCTTGCGAATCTTACGGACGATTGCTTCTTCTCCACTGTCTATACGAGCACGACCAAAGACTGCTTGAATCTTCTCTCCATCGGGCTTCTCATAGTGTCCCATCTCAACATGCTCCATCATACCGATGACACCGTAGTCCTTACGGTGGTTGTATAGAATTACAGGATTCTTACTGTAAGACTCCCATGACTCCATGATTGCCTTTGGCTCGACCAATTCCTTGTGTCGGTCAAGCATTTTTTCGTCACCGACATAGACAGGGCCATAGACGACTACATCGTTTTCATCCTTGTCATACCCCTCGTGGTCGGGGGTGTGCTCTTTAGAAATGGTGAATGGTGTTTCGATTCTGTATTCAAATACGACTTCTTTGGCCTCGCCCTGTATCGCATCAAATATATTCGGGTCATTGACAATCGTGGCATTGACGAGACGACTCATACCATGCCGTTCATCCTATGTGGTTTATGAGGATTGCTTGAACCATAGAGAGTGTTTAGAGTGCTTACATTGGCCTACAACACGATAGCCTGCTTGCTTTAGAATTGGATGGACGCCCTGTGTTGAGCAGTCCCAATACTTGTTGTTGATTGGTCGCACAGGGTCTTTGGCTACATCTCTCCAATGGGTAGCAAGTTTATCGACAAACCATGCCGTAGGCTGTGGTTCATCGAGTGTCAAATCCTCCTCAAGGTATTTCCACACCCAAAGGGGGACTTTTCGTCGTAGCCTACCCATAGGTTAGGTTAGCACGCCCACCTATTTAATCCCAAATCTCATTGAATGTTGGTTCTCGTGGAGTGCCTTCAAGCATGTGAGTTATCATCTTGAAGTTATCAATCTCCATGTTTTTTGCTTCGTCCAAAATACGATAGCGTCGGTTGATTTCAGAGCGTGACAATTCTCCATCACAGGTTAGGTTTTCGGGAGACAATTTGCATTCAATTTCAAGGAGATGCTCAAGGCATTCCTTCTTTGCTTGCTCAAGTTTTGTTTTTTGGGTTGGGGTTAGGTCGGGTTTCGCCATGTTACATCGTAGGGGTCAGTCCTATATAAAGATGCCGCCTATACTAAGGATATTGAGTTTCAACCTGCCACTCATCATGAAGCGTCCATCCGTCGTTATCGACCCAAATAGCAAGATACACAGTGTAGGTTTCATTCTTCAACAAATCACCTGCTGAATG